CCGGACGCACCTTCAGCCAGGCGCGCATCTCAGGGGTCAGCTTCGTGACCTCGATCACCTGGCCCCGCAGAAACGGATAGCCGGGCTGCATGGATTCCGTCGCTTCAAGGAACCGGATCCGCATGGTCGTTACGCCTTCGCCGCGCGCGCGGTGGCCTTCGCCTTGGGCGGCTCCTCGGCCGGGGCGGCCGAAGCATCGCGCTTGACCTCGATCCCGTTCCCGCGCACGTCGCCCCCGGCGGCCGCGCAGGCATCCACCAGTGCCTGCGCTTTCGCGGAGAGGGTCTCGACGGTAGCGTCATCGGCCGCGACGACGATGTTCAGGTCCGCCTTGAACCGCGCCACGATTACGCCGTCCCTTCCGCCGGACTCACGAGACGTACCACGCTGGTGTTCGTGGGCTGGGTCACGTTCCCCGTGCGCCCGCGGTACTTGATGACGACCAGCGTGTCGATCGTGGTCGTCGTGCCACGAGTCACCCGGAACTTGATGAACCGCTTCTGTGGCCGCTTGATCTCCAACACGAACGGCGTCGCGCTGGCACTGTCCCCGACCTTCGATCCGGCAATGTCGGCGTAGCTGCCGCCCGTCGCATCATCCTGACGCGCGCGCAGATTGTTGTTCGTGGCGATCGATCCGACCTTGCAGATACAAATCACCCCATCCCAGCCAGCCATGTCGACGGCTGCTGAATCGATCGCCGACGTGCCGGTCACCGTGGGCGCTTCCGCCGTGATGTGACTGTCTTCGCTGATGACGCCTCGCATGGATGCCTCCCCGTGTCGTGACTGAAGTGTGGGCGCTGCCCGCGTGAGCAGCGCCCGTGCCTCTAGTGCCCAGGCGTCTAGCCCTGGAGGTGATGCTTGACCGGGTCGGTGCCGGCGTCGAGCAGATCGCCGTCGTGACGGCTGAACGCCAGGAACGCCACCTGGTGGTACTCGGCGAAGCGCTCGTCGAGCCGGAGCAGCGTGACGTCGCGCACGTCGCGGATCAGGTACTTGCTCAGGTCGCCGAAGAGGATCGACTTGACGGTCGTCGCCGGCGCCGTCATCGACTGGTTGATCGTGTAGGGGTAGCCGAAGATCGTGTCCGGCGCCCCCGCGACCATGCCCGGCTGCCAGAGCGGCGCGCCGGCGGTATCACCCGAGTACTGCGGGATGAGGATCTTGCGCAGCATCTTCAGCCCCGCATCCGAGGTCATGAAGCGGGCGTTGGTGCGATACGCCGGGTCGATTGAGTGGACCAGGTCCATCATGAAGCTGAACGTGGTCGTGGCCGTGAGCGAGGTCGCCGTCACGCCCAGCGACGAGGCCGTGACGATCCCGTTCGGCTTGCTCGAGTTGTCTCCGGTCGTGAAGTGGTCGTTGGTGATCCGCCCGATGCGCTCGCCCAGCGCGCGCCCGATGAACTCGGCGACGTTGATCGAACTGTCCTGCAGGAACTCCACGCTGACCAGCACGTACTTGCTGGAGTACTTGAAGGCGTTCAGCACGAGCTGGCCAAACGTGATCCCCTGTTCGGACGCGGCGGTGTTCTCCGACAGGATCACGCCCTTGTTTGACGTGTCGTCGGAGGTCGGGATGGGCAGGTCCGCGCCCGAGTCGGTCCGGATGATCGTCGCCACCTGGCGCATGCCGCCGAAGGCGAGCAGGGAGACTTCCAGCGCGCGCATCGCTTCGTCTGGCACGGTGTACCCGCCGACGCTTCCGGAGGTCGTCCCGATCGCGGCCCGCTCTTCCCAGGCCTTCATGTCGTCGGCCCGGAGCGACTTCGGCGCCACGCGCGGCAGCTTGAACGTCAACGCGCGCTGGTCGAGATTGAGCCCGCACCGACCGGCGGCCTCGCGCATTTCCGTCGTGCGCTCGATGTCGCTGCCCGCGAGCAGCCAAGAGCGCATCGCGTGCAGCCGATCATCGGAGGTCATCCGGTGACTGTGTGGGTTGGGATTGCCGCGGTTCTCGATGGGGGTGGGGTCCGAGCGTCGACCGGTCGACTGCTCCAGGCTGGCGAGCACGTCGGCCTGCTTCTCTTCGCGCTCGATCTGCTTGGCGAGCTTCTCGATGTCGACGTGGATCTCGTCGAACTTCTTCTCTTCGTCAGGATGTAGCGCGGATCGGTTTTCCGCGCGGGCTTTGGCGAGAATCTCCTCGGCCAGGTCCGCGAGCCGCTTGCGCTCGGTGCGAAGTTCCTGAATCGTCATGGGCCTGTTCCCTTTCAAGCTCGCCGTGGGAACGGCCCGACCAATTCACACCAAAGGAAAAGGGCGCAGCCCACAGGCGAATCGTGTTCGCCACGTGAGCAGCGCCCTTCCCAGAGGGACGCGGCCTCACAGTTATCGCCGGCCCAGGGGACGGAACCCAGTCCGTCTCCGGGGCGGGCTCTTAGCTCGGCTAGCGTCGCATGACTTCAGCCCTTCGCTGAATTTTGAGATACGAAATTCAAGCGGTCACGAATGACGTCGGAGAGATCCCGGTGTTGCCGCAAGGCGGTGCGAGACAGCTCGTCGTGCGTGGCCTTGGGCAGGCGCACCGACACGATCGCATCGAATTCGCGCGGGCGCCCTACCGGGCGAGTTGGGTCTTGTGCCATCGCTGCCACCAGTCCAGCGACCGTCGCGGCGCGCGCGTCGCCTGAAACGCTGTGAGGGACCGGACCGCCACGGCCACATCGGTCTGCGGGTACGCCGGGAAACTGACCACCGAGACTTCCCGGATCTCCATGTCGAGGACCTCGCGCACGGCCTCTCCGTCCTCCATGTGCCAATCGTCCTCGAGGGTTCGGAACGCGAAGGACATGCCCGAGATGTCGCCGCGGCTCACCGATTCGAGGAGGTCGCGCGCCACCGTGGTGTTCGGAGGGTCGATCGTCGCCTTCAGGCCGTGGCCATCTTTCCGCAGGTCCAATGTCCCGGCGCGCGTCCGGCCGATGATCTTCGACGGGTCGTGGTCCACGAGCGCCCGCACATCGAGCGCCTCCTTGAGCGTCCGCGTGACGGCCTCCGGGAGAATCCGCTCCCGAAACCCGCCCAGATCCAGCGAGAGCTTGTTGAACACGATCGCGTACCCGCGGAGCTTGCGATCCTCGGTCAGATCCGCGCGCAGCTCGCCCAGGGAAACGCGCCGCTCGAGACCGTCACCGGCCAGTGGTCCGGACATAGCTCACCGCCTCCTGTAAGACCCGATCGGCTATCTGGTCGGCGCGTTCCCCTTCCCAGCGGCGTAACACCGTCTCCAACGATTCATTGACGGTGCCGACGTCGACGTCCAGGACCACGGTCAATTGCCGCCGGGAGTCCTCGACGTGCTGGGTTGCCATCGTGGCGGCCATCTGGACGGGATCGGCGTCGGATTGCATCCACGCCAGGTGCGCGCGCAGCGCCGGCAGGAACGCCATCCGGCAAACGTCCTCGTGCACGGGATAGAACGTCTCGATCCAGCGGCGCAGTTTTTCGGGCGTGGCCTGGGCCCGCCGCGCACGGTCGGCTTCGATGCGCAGCAGGCGGCCGGCGGCATCGACGAACAGCGCCCGGTGTGCCGCGATGACGGCGGTCAGGCGGGCGGCCTCTGTGGCGCGCTGGGCGTCGAGCGCTGCGGCCAGGCGCGACCGCTCCGTCTCCGCGGCCTGGGCCGCCTGGGCCGCCGCCGCCGACAGAGCGGTCTGGTGCGCAGCCACCGCCACGGCGCGCGACGCCGCCTCGGCCTCGGCGGTCAGGCGGGCCGTTTCGGCGAGCGCGGCCCCCGCCTGGCGCTCCCGCTCGACCTCCGCCCGGGCCTCGAGGAGCTGCGCAGCCGCGTCCGTGGCGCGCGCCTCCACAGCGGCCAGGGTCAACGCCCGGGCCTCCACGTCTCGCGCCACCGCCGCGAGGTGGGGCTCGACAGCCTCGGAGACGCGGGACGGCAAGGCCTCCAGGTGCGCCTGCTGCGCGGTGACCGCGGCCTGCAGGTCTGTCCGGAGGGAGATGTCGACGCGGGTGACGGCCTCGTCGACGTGCGCCACGGCCAGGGCGACCGCCGCGGCGGCGGCCTCCGCCTTCGCGGAGGGAGCGACCACCTCCGGAACGATGAGCCCCGGGAGCGCCTCCACGCGCGCGTTGAGCGCGGTCCCGGCCGCCTGCAGTTCCGTCAGGATCGACGCCTGCACCCGGGCGAGCGCATCCTCGACGCGCGCCAGGGCCCGCTCTTTCTCCTCGGCGTCGACGGCCGGGTCGTCCTCGTCGTCCTCCTGGGGCGGCGGCGGCAGGGCGGGCGGGGTCGGCGCCGGGGCGACTTGCTTGTCGATCACTTCGTCCATGCGATCCGCGGGCACCATGTTCAACGGCACGAGGTACTGCTGACCGGACCCGTCGGGCAACGGGTTCATGTTCTCTTTCTCGCGCACATCATCGGCCGAGAGCCAGCCCCACTGGCGGCCGATGGCATAGGCGGCGTACCGGCTCGCGATGTCCCCGCGGAGCAACCCATCGACCAGGTGCTCGGCGAATTGGATGTTACGTTCCGTGGAGGCGACGAGTTTCCGGTTGATCTCCTGCTCCCAGCGCACGAGCCAGTTCCGGAGCGTATCGACGACCCACTCGATGTTCTGGTGCTCGATATTGCTGAACGTCGCGCGTTCGAGGTCGCGCAGCTTGTGTGGCGGCATATTGAACCAGCGGGCCACCTCCGCGATCTGGAACTTGCGCGTCTCGAGGAACTGCGCATCGTTCGGCGGGATGCCCAGCCGCTTGTACTGCATCCCTTCTTCGAGGATCAGAAACCGATGCGCGCGGTCGACGCCTTGATGACGCTCGTTGATCGACGCGCGCAGTTTCTTCTGGGCGATCTCCCCGAGCTGCTTCGGATGCTCGAGGACCCCGCCGAACGTAGAGCCCTGGCCGAAGAACGTGCCGCCGAACCGTTCGGTGGCCAACCCCAGGCCGATCGACTCGCGGGCCTTCGCGATGACGGAGTAGCCGCACGTGCCGTCGTAACCGAGGCCAGGGACATGCAGCATGTCCGGCGCCTCAATGACCACATCGGACAGGCCGGCGGCGTTGCGCACGCGGTACCGCAGCCGGAGACTCCGTTCCTCACGGAATGGCTGGACGCGGTCAGGCGTGAGCGGCCAGAGCGCCACGGGTCGGCCGCCCTGGTCGCGTTCGATCTCGGCGTACCCATTCCCCCAGGTCAGCACATGCGCCTGCAGCGTCTCGCGGAAGACCATCGAGGTCATCTCGGCGTTGGGTTGATCGTGCAGGAGGCGGTACAGCGGATGACCAATGAGCCGCTCTTTGCCGCCATTGGGCAGCCGTTTATAGAGAATCAGCGGTAATGACGCCACGTTCGAGGCAATTAAGGAGACCGCCGCCCACACCGCGGAATACGTCAGGGCCGTCTGCTCGGACACCGCCACGCCGGTGGATGTCGGCGGCCTGGCGAACAGGCGGGCGATCTCCGGCGAGCTCGCGTCGATCGGTCCAACCCACGTCCCCCGGACCTCTGCCAGCATGCGCCGCATCCACGTGGGGAGCAGTCCCATTGCGATCAAATCTCCAGGAGGCCGCGCGACTCGTAGACCGATGGGGGATCCTCAACGCGGCGCGACAGCCGATCGAGCATCATCACGAGCGCCACGACCGGGTCAATCTTCTTCGGCGAATTCTGGCCAGGCTTCACGAGCTTCTCATTCTGCGCGCCGTCGAACGCCGAGATCGCATTGCTCGCCGCCCACCGCAACACCGGATGCCCGCCGTGATGCAGCCCGCCGAGCAGCTCGAGCCGGCGGA